GGCCTTGCTGTATTCCTTGCAGTCAGGCGAAAACCAGGCGCCGCCGACCGGCCGCAGCCGCGTGGCCGCAGAGGGCCACAGCGAGCGGATATCCTGGCAGAAATGCTCGGTGCCGGGGTGGTTTGCCTTGTGGATCGCGATCGCGGTCGCGCTGTGGTTCACCGCGATGTCCACATTGCGTCCGATCGCCTGGGCAATGCCGGTGGATGCCCCGCCGCCGCCGGCAAAGCCGTCGATGAAGAGTTCTCTCATGCGCGGCCTCCGCTCCGACGACGGCGGATCGCGCCGAACATCGCGCCGGCGCAAGCGGCCCAGGCGATCATGAGCGGAACAATCGATCCGTTGGTGTGCCAGTCCTGTTGCCAGGGCAGTTCCCAGATCACGAAAGACCGAAAGGCGATGGCGGTGGTGGCGCCGATCGCGGCGCCGGTGAGGATGCGGCGCAGCTTCATGCGTCACCGCCAATCTGGCTCAGCAGATCGTGAGCCTGATCCGACCACGATTGCAGGTCGCCATGGTCCTCGCCGTTGCCCGAATGCTTCCGCTCATCGAGTTCCTGGTCCAGGATTTCCACCGCGACCCGTAGCAGCTTGGCCATGGCGAAGCCGAGGCTTGCTTCGCGCTCAAACGTGACACGGGTTTCGGCGATGATGCGATTTGGCAGAACGCGCTGTTCTGAATTGAACGGCCATCGCTTGCCGCTGGCCTCCCACAATGCCTTGGCGATCTGGCGCGCGCGGACGCGGCTCATCGAGAGGTTATGGCCAGTCTCTGACTTGCCGTCTGCCAGGCGCAAGAGGACATGAACCCTGTGGCGCTGTCCGGGCGCATCTCGCCATGATCCATGGGCGATACTGACCTCATCTGCGGGCTTCCAGTCGATGCCGAAGACGCGACCGATTTCCGGATGCAAGCTGGGCGACTTCATGCCGCTTCTCCCTCGTCAGCGGCCTTGTTGCCATAGTCCATGGCGGCGAGGCACTTGGCGACGAGGTTCCAGACGTGTTCGCGCAGGCGGAGGTGGCCAGTGACCTGGCTTTCGCGCTGGATGCCCTTGCCGTTCCGCGACATGGTGAAAAGCGCGCCGTCGAGGGCTGCTTTGGAGCGGCCCTTGAGGGTGCGGCAGCGGTAGTTGCCACGGGTGTTGGTGCCGCCGATGTTGTCGACCACCATGCGAGCGAGTTCGGTCTTTTCGCCGTTGACGGCGGACCAGAGTTCGACGCGGACGACGATCATGCCGCACCGCCGATCTGGTCGAAATGTTGCTTGGCGGCAGCATAGGTGCGGAAACCCATGCTGCGCGCCACCATTTCCAACGCCGCCATGTGCCTGCACCCGCTTTGCTTGCGGAGCTGGACCGCCTGGCGCTTGAGGCCCTCCAGGGTGGTGGGGGTCGGAAGTGTGCGGGTTTCTCTGCTCTGCGCGGATCTGATGTGAATTGGGGAAGGCGTCATGTTGCGGGGCTTCCTTTCGTTGCGGGTAGAGGCTGGGTTCACCAGGGGAGGCAGTGCTCGAGCGGGCAGCGGGCGAGGCCGGCGATGACGCGATCGAGGAAGTGGAGGATGGCCAGGACGGCCAGGGCGAAGGCGACGGCGCGGGCTATGTCGCGAGGGCCGAGGGCGATCATTGGGCCGCGTACCTGGGCGTGAGAGGCTTGCGGCGCGGGCGGGGCTGCGTGGCTTCGCGGACGGGCACGCCGGCGCGGGTGCAGTCTTCGCACCAGACCTGGCCGGCGCGGGTGGTCCATCCCACGGGGAGTTGGCCATCGGCGGCGGTGTGGTGGTTGCCGCAGCGGCATTCGAAGAGGGCAGGCGCGAGGCGGTGGGCAATCGACATGGGCAATCTCCGGTCAGCGGGTGAGGATCGCCAGGCAGTGCGCCCTGGCAGCGGTGAGCCACCGGCGCGGGCCGGCGGGGATGGGGAAGCGGGCGGGCCTGGGCGATGCGGCCGGGCGACAGGCGCGGCAGGGGCAGGCCATGGGGTGAAGGTCACGCGACACGGCGGGCCTCCTGTTCGGCGGCGATGAGCTGGCGCAGCACGAAGGTTTGCGCGCGGCAGGCGCGGGTGCGGCGGCCGGGCTCGAGGTGCCAGGCCATGGCGATGACCCATTCGGCCTGAGCGGCCAGCTCGGCCGAGAAGCCGCGATCTTCGCGGGCGATCTCGGCAATGGTGGCGATGCTCTGGTCGAGCGCGTCGCGCAGGGCCGGGATCTGTTCCGCCTCAGCCGGGGCACCTTCGCCGGTGGCCATCCAGTGCCATTCTGCGGCCAGCGACGTGAACACCGCGATTTGCGCCTCGGCATCGGCGGGCGCCATGCGGCCCTTGGCAACGAGCTGGGGGAAGCGGGTGCGGCGGGTTTCCAGCATGCGCTGGGCCATCTGCCGGATCTCCGCATAGTCGAACGCGGCGGCGGGCGGCTCGGGGCTCTGGATGCCGTGCCAGACCCGGAATTCCTGTTCGGCCCAGGTCATATGATGCGCTCCGCCTTGGCGGGCTGCTCGAACACCCAGCATCCGACGATGTGGTTGACGGGGTTGTTGACCTTCTTGCGGTCCACGAACTTGCGGCTCTTGCTGCCGCGCAGCACCTTTTTAAGCAGGTCGAGATTGGGGGCGGAGAGGCCGGCGTTGCGGCAGCGCGATTCGAATTCGGGGAGCTGGATGGCGAAGAGCCGATCCTTGTCCCGCGCCTGGTTGAGCGACTTGCCTTCGCCATGGTCCTCGGGCTTTTCGCGCGCGAGCAGGTATTCGACCTTTTCCCAGAAATCGGCGACGGCGGGATGATCGCCGCCAGCACTCAACTGGCGATCGAGCGCGAGGGCCTCGATCAGCTTGAGCGTTTCGGCCACCCATTCGGGGCGGATGGCGGGGAACAGCGCGGGCAGCGTATCCACCGCTGCGGCGAGCTGGCGATGGTTCTTGATGACGCGGTCGTTGTGGAGGCCCTCCACCCGATTGCGCATGTCGCGTTCGTGGAATTCCGAGCGCTCGAAATAGCGCTCGAGCCACTTGGCCTCGTGACGGACGACGTGGACGATGGTGCCGGAAATCTGCTCCATCGGCCATTGTTCGAGCCGGATCGCGGCGGCGCGGGTGGCTTCGTTGCGCCCGCCCTTGTCGATGGACATGGACATGAGGCGCTCGAGCACGGCGGGGATCGCGTCGATCCGCTCGTTCTGCACCAGGTAGATCGTGCCCAGGAATGGCGGTTCGCTGGTTTCGACACCGTTGCTCTTCTGCCCGGTGCCGCGCGGCGATCGGCCGTTGAACAGCACCAGCAATTCGTTGTGGTCGAACTGGCGCCCACCGGTGCGCTTTTCGTCGTTCCGGCCGCTTTCGATCAGGCCGACCGGCAGGTTGGCCACCTTGATCAGGCTGCGCGCGATGAAGGCGGGGGTGGCCTTGTTGGGATCGAACCCTTCGTATCCGCTGCGGCCGAGCAGCTTCCAGAGGAACTCGATCAGGGTGGATTTGCCGGAGCCGGGCTGGCCGGTGATTTCGAGGAAGCCGATGGACTTTTCGCGCTGGCGGATCTGCACCGCAAACAGCGACATGACGAAAAAGGCCAGGCCGACCATGGCCTTTGGCCCCCAGGCGGTCCACAAATCGGGCACCCAGGCGAGATCCAGGCGCTCCGGGTCATATTCGATGTCGAGCAGGCGCTCGTTGCTGCGCGGCTTCACCGCTGCCTTGCCGAAATCGAAATAGGCCTCGCGGTTGATTTCCACCACGCGGCCCTCGCGCACGGCCAGATCGCCCAGCAGCCAGGCGCGGTGGGCGGCGGAATAGCCCGTGAAGTAGATCGGCTCGACTACCTTTAAATTGCGGGTCTGCGCCCGCATCATCCGGTCGAGCTGCTCGCCGCTGCCGCTCCACATTCCGGCAAACGCCATCATGCGCTTCTTGAATTCGCCGCTGTTGGCGCAAGCGGCGGACGAGAACCGGGCCTTCACGGGCCGGTCCTCGAACGGGAAGTCGATGTGCAGGAAATACGATGTTTCGTCCGCGATCTCGTCGCGTTCGCGGTAGAGCAGGCGGAACGCGCAGTTGGCGATTTCCTCCACCACGATGCGGCGCTTCTGGGTCTCTTCGTCGAACGAGACCTTGCAGGACCACAGGCGGTTCTTGTGGCGGAATTCGAACGTGGAAACCGCCTGCTTGTGGTCCGCGATCAGGCGGGCCTTGTCGCGGGCGGTCTCGGCGATCGTGATCGCGCCGTTGTAGCGGTATTGGTCGAACGCCCAGTCGGAGAGCGGGGCCTTTTCCTTGTCGCCCGCCCAGTCCAAGTGTTCCTTGAGAAGGTCGTTCCAGTCCTTCTTGGTGCCCTCGCCATCGGGGCGCACCTGCATGGCGCTGGCGTCCCAGCCCTCGGCCGTGGCGCGCTTCACATATTTGATGGTGTATTCGAC